TTAAAATTATATCGAGGTGTTAGTGAGCCGGAATTTAAATATTTAAAGGAAAATAACACTTTTAATCAATTTGTATCAACTTCATTTGATGAAAATATAGCAAATGATTTTATGGATGAAGTTGAAAATTCAAAAGCGTATAAAATAATTGTAAATGCTCCAAAAGGGACACAAGGTCTCTACATTAATGGTAAAGGTGCTTATGAGGATGAAAAAGAATTCATATTAAATGTTGGGCAAAAGTATAAGATTTTAAAATTTGAAGATGATATTTTGCATTTGGAAGTGATGAAAAATGAATGAAAAAACTAAATTGAAAAAGTTAAGAGAAAAATACAGTAATTTAGATCACCCACATTGGACAAAAGAGCAGTGGCTAAAAAAAATAGATGTTATCTTTAAAGAAGGTCATTGGAGTGAAAAATGGGATTTAAAAACACAGATTATAAGAGAGCTTGAAAAATGCTATACTGCACCTAGAAAGAGAGCTAAAGTATTAGAAAGTGAGTTAGCATATTTAGGGGATAAAGATGTTCAAAGAAAAAGAGATGTTGAGAATATTTTAGAAAAGGAAAAGAAAAGCAGATGGAGCGTTTTCAATAAAAGAGTAGATGATGCATTAAAATGGTACAACCAATTATAAAAAAGGTGGATTTATAGAAAGGTTGTGAAAGGAATGGAAGAAAAAAAATCATTAACCGAAGCTCTAAAAATATTTGAAGAAGGTATTTCTGATGACATGTTTGAACCTGAAGAAACTCAAGAGGAAAGAAATGCAAGATTTGCAAAAATGACACCAAAAGAAAGAATAAAAGCAATAATTTCTGAGGCATTCGATTCGGCTAATGACGGTTTTTTAACAGAGGAAGAAGAAAAAGAGTACGGGTACGAATAGCTACTGAAAACTAGTCACAGTTATTAATTTAGCTGTGATTTTTTTATGAAAGGACTTATTATGAGAATTACGATAACAACCAATCTCGATAGTGTAGGTTCCAGTTTTAAGGAAAGACTTGGAAGCGTCAGTAAGGAAGAAATGTTTGATGAGATAGCGTTTTATATGGAAAATGAAATGCGAAAAAGGTTTGACAGCGGAACAGATTATCAGGGAAATGCGTGGGCCTCTTTGAAAATCAGAAAAGGGAAACCGCTTAATGACACAGGAATGCTTAAAGGCTCTTTGGGGACAGCTACGATAAAGGGAAACAGTATTTCAATATTCAGTAATTTAGTTTATGCAGGGATTCACGATAGAGGTGGAACTATAACGCCTAAGAATGCTAAAGTTCTGCATTTTAAAGTCGGCGGCACTGATTACTTTGCCAAATCGGTAACTATTCCTAAGCGGCAGTTTAGCGGTATCAGTGATAAAAATAAAGAGGATTTGAAAAAAATTATTAATGATTATCTTGTCAGCAAGAAATTATTTTTATAAGACTTTTTGCATTTTCTTCAAAAGTAGGATATAATTTTAATGTTATAAAATCTTTATAAATTTAGAATTTAATCTTTTTAGGAGGAGGAAATGGAAAACAAAACTTATTTTGATGGGGAAGTATCTGAACTAGTAGGAATCTCAATTCTAAGTATATTTATATCAATAATTACCGCTGGTTTAGGTTTTCCTTGGGTTGCATGTATGTCGTATAGATGGCAAATTAATCACACTGTAATAGAAGGGAGAAGACTGAAATTTAGCGGTAGGCCCGAAAGTTTATTTGGAAATTGGATAAAATGGGTCTTATTGACTATAATAACTTGTGGTATATATGGTTTTTGGGTTCCTGTTAAGCTGGAACAATGGAAAGTGGAAAACACTTCTTTTGCAAATTGAAATTACTTGAAAAGAGCTGTGAGAAAAAAAAATCCAGCTTTTTTTTAAAAAGTTCTTGACTTTTTACACGGGATAATATATAATATATTCACGGGTAGAAAGTAGGTGTGAAAATGAAAAAAGTAGGTAGACCAAAAAGTAATAATCCGAGAAATATAAGATTAGAAATAACTTTAAATAAAGATGAAAATGAAAATTTAAAAAGAATATCTGAAACTTTGAAATTAAGTAAGACAAGTACAATTGTAAAAGGATTAGAACTTTTGGGAAAAGAATTGGATAAATAAAAAATACCCTCTATCCAAATGAATAGAGAGTATATAGATAATTTATCTAAGCAATAATATTATACTATATATTCTCTTAAAAATCAAAACATTTTAGGAGGAAAAATGGATAATTTAATTGTAAAAGAAGTATGTTTTAAAAACAAAAAGATTAGAGCCATTGAAGAGAATGGGAAAATTTATGTAAGTATTAAAAATGTATGTGATAACTTGGGAATGGATTTAAAACAGCATAAAGCCCAAAAGTTAAAAATTAGAAATGATGAGCTTTTGAAAGGTGGTATAAAATTATACCCCCTTGAATCAAACGGCGGAATACAGGAAACTATGCTACTGGAACTTGACTACTTGCCAATATGGTTAGCAAAAATAAATCCAGCGAGATTTAGCGATGAGTTGAAAAAGGAATTGATGGATTATCAATTAAAGGCAAAAGATGTGTTGGCTGAGGCTTTTCTGGGAAAAAGAAGAATGTATCCAGAATTATTTTATGAAAGACAGAACAAAAGACTTCCAAGAGGATTGCCGATTAGCCATTCAAAATTTCATAATAATGGAAAAGTGGTAATGCTGCTACAGGATTTGGCAAATGTTTTGGGTATAAGCGGATCGGCTATTTCACAAAAAATCTCAAACAAGACAGTTATTTCGGGAACAGATTTACTAAATTTTAAAAAGGAAAATCCAGAAGCTAAGAAAAGCACTTCCTGCTTGACTCTGATAGATAAAAACGATGCAGTTGAAATCTTGTCTAAAGTTAATAATATTTCTGACATTGAAAGAGAAGTTATTATTGAATATTTTGAACCTTATATGACTCTAGTAAAAACTAGCGAACATTGGGAAAGATTAAAGTCAATGCAGAAAGGTGTAACTGAGTCTGGACTGCATCTGTTTCAGGAAATGAAGAAACTGGATGAAAGTCTTAAAGTGCTACATGAAATTAAGAAAGATATTATAGGCAGAATGCAATTCATGAATTATGACATTCACGAATTAGAGAAATAATTAAATTTTACAAAGGTCACGATTATTAATTTAGTCGTGATTTTTTTATTATATAAATTTTTTAAGAAGAAAGGAGCAAAAAGATGTCTTTTGTACTATTTAAAGCTGGGGATTACGGCAATAAGGGCAAATGGGATAATAAGCATTTGGCTAGTCTTGTCAATAATAAGAAAGAGCTGGATATAATCCCTTATCATACAAGCGAGTTTACAAAACTTGGAGTATTGAGAAATGAAATTCCGGTTATTGGAAAGTTCAAAGATATAAATATTAAAGGCGATGAGATAGTTGCTGATAATGTTGAAATCTTTGACAGAAAAGAATTTAAGAACCGCAAGGTCGACAGGCTTTCTGTTGAGATTGAAAATGGGGAGATAACTCGTGTTGGAGCACTTCCTGTTGGGGTTGAACCTGCTGTCAGCAATAGCGGAAGTTTTGCCGATGGAGAGTTTTCTCAAGGATTCGAGATGGATTGGATTAATCAAAATAATATAATTGAATTTAGCGACGGTGGAAGTGCCGAAGGTAAAAATAATAATGGAGGGAAAGACGGAATGAATTTTGAAGATTTTTTGAAAAAATTGTTGGAAGCTGGAAGTGAAGACAAGATAAAAGCAGTCAATGAAGTATTGAAAACCTTGTCTGAAGAAGAATTGAAAAAAGTTGAGATTCCAAAAGATAAAGGGCCTGATAAAACTGAAGACGAAATTAGAGCGGAAGTTAAAAAAGAGTTTGCAAGGGAGCAGGAAATAAGAGAATTTATGTTGAAAAACTCCAATAAAATAACACCTGCCTTGAAAAAATTAGGTATTGAAGAATTTGTTAAACAATCTTTTGAAAATAATGACGGCGTTATTGAATTTTCTGTAAACGGAAATAATCAATCAGTTAAGTCAAGCGATATTTTATCTAAACTGTTTGAAAACTTGCCAAGTTTTGGTGGGCATAAGCCGCTGGAGTTTGGCAGCGATGATGACGAAGTTTCAAGACAGCAGCAAATGATAGCCGATGAAATAGCAGGATATAAAGCTAGAAATAATATTAAATAAGGAGTGGTGGATGTGAAAAATAGAGTTAAATTTTATGGTGAAGATAAGAAAAAAGATATTGTGCTAAATGAGTTTTTTCCAAGAAAAACGGTTACATTGGCACAAGGTGAAGTTATAAAATACGGTCAGGCATTAGTTTATGATACAACTACTGGGAAATATAAGAAATATGATTCCAGCACACCTGGGGGTAAGTTGCCAAAAACTTTTTATGTCGGTGCGGATGAAGATGTGGATGCGACAACTGAAGATGTTAAGATTCAAGTTGTAAGGGCTAGTGATATTGATGGAAAACTTGTTGTTGGAGTGACTGATACAGATTATGCGGCACTTGATAACCTAGATAAATACGGAATAAATGTAAGATTTGATAATATTGAAGCAAAATAACAGAGGAGATGATTATAGATGTTAAACGATATACAATTAAAATTAATGGCTTTATATGCGGTTGTAGAGCCGAAGGTGCAGACGCACTATCTGGACAGATTTGGAAATGCAAATCCTGAATATATGAGCGACAATGAAACTATTCTTTTAAAAGATTTGAATGATTACTTGGTTGAAGCAAGTATTATTGAGCGTGGGAGCGAGATTCCTTTCATAAAGGTAAATGGTATGGAAAGTATGGCAATTACGCCTGATATTGTGGCCGCTTCTTATGAATTAAAACCTATTATGAATGGAGGAACTGCTACCTTTATTAATGGTCAAATGGTTGATCCGCAAAAATATCAGGAAGACAGATTGCTTTTAAAATTGAAAAATGCGATGTTGAAAACTAAGGAAAAAATGGCTGCTAATGCTTTCTTGCAAGGGAAATATGTTCAAGCAAATTCTCAAACTGAAATTGATTTTAAATTCAATAATCCAATTGCAAAAGATGCCAAGAAAATTAATAACTGGGTTACTTTTTTCTTTGACATAATTGATGACTATGAGAAAAAAAATGGAGTAATGCCGGACAGAATTGAATTAGGGAGAACTTTATTTGATAAGTTAATCAAAAACAATGAATTTATTGAAGTTGCAAAAGCCTATTCCAATTCAATTGGATTATCTGCTGATGAAAAACAAGTTTATTTAGACTTGCTAGGACAAAGAATTTCTAAGTTGAGAACTGCTCAAGACTTTAATGGCAGAGATATTGCAACTGACAATATGATTTATTTATCAAATGACAATGCCTTAGTTCCTGTATTTGCGGCACTTGAAGCGGTGGATGCAACAGGAAAACCTTTTGTATTTGTTGGACAGGAAATTCTGGATGAAACAGCTGCCAATAAAGAGACTGCAAGAGCTAAAATGTTCTGCAAATCAGCATTTGCTCCAGTAGTTGCTATTAAAGATTTTATTGTCAGATATGAAATTTCTAATGTGGACAGCATCGCCATTGTTCCCAACTCAAAATAGGAAGTGATTGATTATGCTGGAAAAGGTGGGAGGGACTTCTGAAAATGGAGCTGCTCCTGAACTTGATGAAAAGTTGTTAGAAAAAATATCCTATATTCCTAAAGTCGTATCTATTGAAGTTTGCAGATATTCCAAAAGGACGGCTCAAGAATTTATTGATTATATAAATAATCAGCTTGTCCCAGATTGTAAAATTTTTGTAACGATTTTTATAGGTGATGAGAAATATAAATTTTTGGATTCCGAAACAAAAAGAGTATTAAATGAGCTTTATGTGGCTTGGAAAATATATGAAAGTTTGGAAAAAGAAAAAATTTCAGAAGATAAGAGAGATACGCTTTATAAGTTGCTGGAAAGTTTGAAAGGAAGTTCTGAAGATGGCAGCGGTTCAAGTCTTTTAAATGACAATAGATATGGACGGATTTATAGATTTTAGGAGCTGATGTGATGTTTGACATAGTATTTAAAAAATTTAAGGAAGAGCTGGAAAAAGATTATCCTGATTATGCGTTTTATATAACAGATGACTTGGAAGCCGAGGATTTTGTGATAAATTCAGTAATTTGTGAAATAAACGGAATTACTGTGAAAAATGCTAAAGAATACAGTGCAATGCTGAATTTTTATATCATAAAGCCTAAAGTGCAGGATGACTTGGGGAACTTTATTTTGCAGGCGCTGGATATTCAAAAGAAAATACAAAATTTAGATGAGAACAGGAGAATATTCTTTTCTGAAAAAATGAGTTTACAATTTGGAGAACTGAAATCATTAGAAGCAAAAGAAACTTTGAGGATATGTCTTATAACTGGGACATTTGATACAAGTTTTCCAATAAAATATGCGATTGACAATATGAAGGAATATAGTCCAGCTAAGAATATATATTTAAGTAAAAGGAGTGATGAATAATGAACGGAAGTCCAAAGTTTGTTTTGGAAATCGAAGAAAGAGCGGGAACTGCCATTGCCAGAAGTGAGCAAGGAGTCATAGGAGTAGTGCTGTTTGACAGTACAAAAGATGACAGGGATTACACTTTTAACAGCAGAGGGGATGTGCGACAGGCAGACTGGAGTACTGAAAATTTTAACTTATTAAAAGATTTGGCATTTGTTGGAAGCCCTTATAAAGTTATTGTTAAAAGAGTAAAGGAAGATGAAAGGGAATCAATAAAAATAACAGATGTCTTGAGCGATTTGGAAAGCAGAGTTGACAGTATAGTTATACCAAGTGCAACAGAAAGCGAGACAGATAATTTAATAAGTTACGCTAAAAGTAGACATAACACAGAATTGGGAAAATTAGCACTGGATTTTGACCAGGCCCACTTTTTTGTATTTGTTGCTTCGGATAAAGTGCCGGACCATCATGCAGTGGTAAATTGCGGCATAACAGGAGCAACTGTGAACGGTCATACATATAGCGATAAAGAATTTTCACTCGCTATTGCTAGTATAGAAGCGGGATGTCCTATTTCAAGAAGTATCACAAATATGAAAATGGGATTCTTGGAAAAATGTGATGTTCCAGCAGAACCAGGTAAAATAACTAAACAAGGAAAAATAGCAGTCAATGTACAAAAAGATGACAGCGGAATCAGCTATTATGTGATTAATCGTGGAGTTACTTCGTTTATAACGCCTGATACTACTAGACAGCGTAGATTCAGCAAGGTTAAAGTCGTAAGAAGTTTATTCACAATAATTGAGGATTTGAAAAAGTCTTGGAATGACTATAAAGGTGCAAGACTAAATGGCTATTTAAATAAAATGGCTTTTTTAAATGCGGTCAATGCCTACACACAAAGTCTTATGAATCAAGGAATATTAGACCCCGATTATTCGAATTCTTTTGATATTGATGTGGAGCGGCACAAATTATATTTGATGACAGAAAAAGGTATATCGAAGGAAGAGGTGGATAAAATGAGTGAAGCTAAACTTCGTAGGATTAACACAGTTGATGTGGTTTATGCAAGATGTGATGAATTAATGCCGCTTGACTGTATGGAAGACTTTTTTGGAAAAGCTATAATTCAAAGTTAGGAAAGGAATGATAAGGAATGGATATATTTAAGGCAAATCAGGTAATCTCTGGCTCACATGGAACGCTTATGATTGATGGAGAAGTATTTGCGGAAGTATCTGAAGTGAAAATAGAGACTAAAATAGAGAGAAAAGAAGTTTGGCTCCCTGGAGGGCAGAAAGGTGAAAAGATTGTCGGTGCTAGCGGGGAGGGCACTATTAAAAGATATAAGTTAAACTCAAATTGGTTTAAGAAATTTACAAAATTAGCTAAGGGGAATGAAGTGTATTTTGAATTATATTTCCAAGTTGACGACCCTGATGTTGCAGGTGCTGAAGCAATTAGAATTACTGACTGCTGGAATAAGGACGGGTTTTCTATAGAAGCTAAGCGTGGGGAAGAAATGGACGAAGAATTGAAAATCGGTTATCTTCCAATAAATCTTAAAGCGGTTGAATTAATTTAGAAGGGAGAAATGATTCAATATGGATTTAAAGGAATTATTGAAAAGGCGTGAAGAAGCGAATAAAATTCGTGAAGAAAAATCATTGGTAGAATTTACTTTAGAAAGCTACAAAGATATTGTCTTTAAATTAAAAGTTCCTGACTTTAAAGCCTTTATAGAGCTTTGCGGTAAAATTGGAATTACGGATTTTACTATTTCAAAAAAAGAAATAGAACGAATATTTGCCGAAAAAATTACAAAATCAAATGCTGTTATTTGCGATTATCTATTTGATACTTTCGTGGAACCTAATTTTACAGATTTGGCAGGGGAGCTGATGGTGGAATTAAAAGCACAAAGCAGAGCAGGGATTATTAAAAGTTTTTTTACCGATAATGAGATTATGGAAATATTAATTTTAGTTATAAATAAACAGACCGCTCTTTTTGAAAGCAGTAAAAACCCAAATGTTGTAGAATTAAAAAAAAAATAAGTCAAAATATTTTTGATTCTGAACTTAATGCAATTATTTACTATATGCAAAAGGGCTGGACACCTGCTGATTTTAACCAAATACATGACGGCTATATCTGGGATTATTACATAGCGGCTTATGAGATTTTACAGGAAAAAGAAAACGAGAGATTTTCCGAATACTCTAAAATGGGGGTGATGTTGTATGGCGGATAGCGGAAATGTCGTGGCTATGGAAGTCAAGGTTGATGGGATAGACGAAGCTATATCAAAATTCAGTTCACTTGCAAAAAGTTTCGGAGAATTGTCACAGGCGGCTGAAACGGGCTCGGCTAGTAATGAAAAATTAGGAGAAAGTTTATCAAAAGCGGCAGATAGTGCTAACTCTTCAGGAGAAAAAGTAAAAAAACTAGGGGATGACGCACAAAAGACCGCAACAGATACAGAAAAACTTTCCAGTAATTCTAAAAAGGCTTCTGATGATGTGAAAAAACTGGGGGACGAAGCGGGAAAAAGTGTAGAACAAATCAAGAAAGTAAAACCTGCTGCCGAGGGAACAGGAAATTCACTGATGGAAGCTTTCGGCGGCAAAGTGGCTTCGCTTATAAGTGCGATAGGCGGAAAACTTGAATTTTTAATAGAACCCTTGAAAAAAATAGGAAGTCTTGGAAAAAAGGCTTTTTCTTTTTTG